TCAGGGTAAGAATTGCCTCGTACTTCTCTTTCCCTAAAAATTTATGTACTTCAGTGTTAGACTCTTTAAAACTTAACTCCGGGCCCCACACCAAATCTATAACTCCGCCACCATTTCTGTTAGACAAAATACGCCTAACTTTATTGATTGCTTCTCTAGTTGGGAATACATTATGCTCAAAACTACCAAGGCTCCACAAACGAATATTAGATATCGCCCCATCCAAAGCTGAAATATCTGCCAGCTGGACCTTATCAAGCATCATCAATTCATTCATGATTGCGTATGTCATAGGCTTAGCCCACAAATCCCAATCATCTTTTTTGTAATAATAATCAAAAATTCTATTTTGATCAAGCTCAACAATCCCGTTTTCAAGCCTTTGAGTTGTAGTCGCTTCCCCTGTAAATATATTAATATTACTTAATTGGTCAGCCGTAGTATTGAGGTAAAACCTATCCCTATCAGAACTTAAGTAGCTTCCAACCTTCTCAATAGACATTGGATTATGAATGATATACTGCTTAGGAATATCCCGACTTTTTACGGGGTCATCAATAAAACCAATAGCTTTCCATTTTTCTTCGGTGGATTTTTTTATTTTACCATTAATCTGTTCAATGATAACATTACCACCACGATAAAAATTGTTAGCTATACGCTCAGTTACCTGTACCCCCTTAACAGTCCGGAACCACTGCCGCAAAAACTTTTCTACTTTTTTGTTTCTATGAACAATTGTGATACCTTTTGAGGCAAAATCCCCCATCAAATCAATAGTGTTCTTAAGGATGCCCACATTATCATAGGCGTCCATACACATCTTGATTATAAGTTTTGGCTGCTTTTTTAGCTTTTCCGAGGGGCGAAAGTAATAATAATCACTTTTAGTGTATTCACTACCAACGTGTACATTGGTGTCCTCGTTTAAAAATTGTCGGTTTGCGGAGGACCGCATCGTGTTTTGCAGATTATTTCTTGCAGTACCGAACTCTTCCACCACGGAAGCATACTCTTTTCGGTATTCTTGTAATTCATCAGTCATACTGTTCTCCTATTTAATTGAACTATATAACTAAATACAAAGTTTTTATGGAAAAACGTAAAAAAATCAATCATAATCTTTATAGGCGTCAGAGCAAGCCTTCGAATATTCTTCATGACCGTAGTACATTGGCCCAGGCCCGGCCTTAACCTTTCCGGCAAAGCCTCCGATGTGTGGCTTAATTTTTACGGTATCATCGTTCTGAATGATTCGTGCCGCCATATTAGCAATAACTAAAGAAGAATACCGGTCTTTCTTTTGACGTCTTTTAGAGCCGTTTGTAACCTCTTCCGGGGTAACGAACTGTTCTCGACCAGACATTGTCTGCTTCATAACGATTGTGCAAAGCTCATCTTTCAGCAGTTCAATCTCCTCTACGCAGTCCTGCACTGTGTCAACGACACGATCCATAAGTTGATCTTCCTCTATAGCTATAGCTAGTGAGGCCGGGTCAAAACTTGGAAATATTAACTCCTGCTCCTCCATATCCTTTTTCATACCATGATTTGCCTCAGAGAACCATTTAGCGTCCGCAAAACTTGCCAGCTCTACTATATGGTGCCCCTCTCTACGGTCTGAATCTTTTGGTTTATTTGGGTCCCTAACCTCCAGAATAGGACGTTCATACTCCTTCATATTTCCCTCATTTTTGAACGCCTCGATAACAGCGTACCCGCCCCCCTGAGAGTCAATTATAATATGAACAACATTAAACCTTTCCATTAGGTTGCGAACTTTTCGATTCACATAACTATAAAAATCATGCTCCTCAACCAGTTTATTTTTAAGTCTGGCCTGATGGTTTTTTCTAGTGGTGGTCCACGAATAAACTAGGCGGCGGTGATCTTTGTGTAATTCGAGCAAAACTATAGAAAAATTATCATTCTCAGAGGCCGGGTCTATACCCATCACATATTGAAGGTCTGGATCCCCATAAATTCTTGGCTCAAAATAGCAATCCTCTTTATTTTTGAAAATCTTACCCTCGTGAGCAATACAAGACTCAATCAGTGTTCGCCTAAAGAAACCATCAGAATCTGCACTGAATACTGCCCCATACTCATTAGCATAAACGCCAGCATTAATAGAACCTTTTGTTCTTGCTATCTGCCCCATATCCATGAAGTCTTCAGGGATTAACTCTACTGGTATACGAATTATCGAGTAATCGTCTGGATTAAGGTCTTTAGGAATTCCTGTTGGATAGTGCTCTTCCACCCCCTAGGATCATCTCTGGAATTAATAATAGCTTTCCACCGCCTCCAGTAAGAAGCGAAGTGATTAAACGAATAATAAGCTGTTCCAGATATAACAATCTGATTAGACTTAATGATATCTTTTGAAGTGTCAAACTCCAGCTCAATACCTAGTTTTTCCGCCTCTTTTCTAGCAGCAGCCCTCTTTGCGTTCCCGACAGGGTCTGAGCTGACCGCCGCGAATCCGGCCATGACTGTTTCGAAGATGGCGGGCTGGATCGAGCTGAATTCATCGCAGACCAGGTCGTTTGCACGTTGCCCACGAATCTTATCGCCAGTATTATGGCTATAAAAACCATTAGCACAATACTCATTTCCTTTAGGGATATTTACATCATATGTTGGTAGATTTATTAAATCTTTTATGTTTTCAATCTCATCAAAAAACATACTATCATTAATAATCTCAAGAATTTTTTTATAGTTATCTTGGTTTTTTACTTCACAATAATCGCACAGCTCTTTTAAATAATGTCTAGTGTACTGCTTAACTCTACAAAAACTACGCTTCTTGTACTGATGCACTTTTACCGCGTCTTTTATAAAATCAGAATCAAAAGGAACATTATCATCGTACGACATCCACTTTTTCTTTTCTGAAACAACCTTATCCTGTTTATCCTTTTTTCTTTTGGTTCTAAAACCTATCTGATCAAAAAACCTTTTTACAAATAGGCCATTAATATGAACCTCATACCCTACCTTACACAAGTTTCCCGTTCTGCTGCTATTTCTTTGTCTGTTGCTTAAAGATGAAATTATTCCAAAATGCAACAATATGTATTGCACCTGTCTAGCCAAAACCGGACTAGTCGTGTAAAATCTAACAGAGCACCCAACTCCTCCACCCGCAGTATCGTATGACATACCGCCGTCTGAGTCAAAAAGTCCCGACAGACATGAAGCCATTGCCTCTTTGGACGCACACAAAATATTAGAAGGTAATACTTTATTAAAATGCTTTGCTGGACTTAAATTCCAAAACTTTAAAAAATCCGTTGTTTTTTGTTTTGATGATAACTGATAATGTATTCCATCCTTCTCTGCTTGAAATTTTCCTAAAGTAGACTCTATAACATTCACTATATCAGGATCTATGGTTGTGTAACGCAAATAGTACGGATCATGGAACTCTCCATCACCTAAAAATACCCCCAAAGTATAAGCCTGATCTTTTGTACACTTGAAAGAGGGGGTAAACCATCTATCATTAAAATCTATTAGGGCCTTATCACCAACCTGAAGCTCATCGGTTCTTCTCCATACTATTTCATTGTTTTTAAAAATCTTAATCTTGTGATTATAGGTGCATTTAAACTCGTATCCTTTTTTAGTAATTATTCTTTTTACTGGTTTTACACCGTTATCAAAAAAGAACCCGTAATCTCTATGCTCAGAATTACCCCAAATTGTTTTAGGGGGTTCGTCTCTCAGGGTAATTATATTTTTAATTCCAGAATCTGTAGTGATCAAAGTGTCTTCAGTAACACACCCAACAGGCAAACAGGCAGTATATCCGCCATTTAATAAAAAACGCCACATGTCAGTGTCTTTAAAACCACCAACCTTTTTATCCTGCAACATATCTCTCAATAGTGGAGCGTTCTGATAAAATGCGTCCATATATTCAAATATAAGTTTAGACTGTCTAAAGCCGGCACCACAAACAATAATCTTACGGTTAGGCATAAAGATCATTCTAAGTAAACAATACAAACCAAGACTCCAACTCTTAGACCCGCCACGAGAAGCGATCAGCATTGGAAACTTATAATTATACAGGTTTGATTGAATTACTGACTGAAAAGGTAGCATATCAATATTCATGACATATTTACAAAATGCAGCAAAATAATGTGGTCGGCCCATCATGTAAGAAAAAAAGATATAAGGCTCTTCGATTGCAGCTTCTGGAATATCTTTTAATGGATTTTTAATATATTCATCCCGTATCCCAATATTTAGCCACGCGTCCTCTATTTGAGCTTTTTCATTCTTAGTTGCAAGCTTCAGTTTTTTCATAAAACTCTTTCAATATATTGTATGCGGCCAATTCCGCCTCTCTCCTATTATCACAATAAATAAACTCTACACCATACCTATCAGTGATGGTTTCAATTTTTTTTATTATATGTTCCACACCAAAATGAAGTTTTAAAGGTATCTTCTTTTTTGCTTTAGAACACCAAACTAAAGGCATTCCGTCTGGAAAATTCAATATGTCTGAATACGGAAATTCGCACAGAACATATGACTCCATACATTCCATGCGTTCCATTTCTTTTTTAAATCTTGTATAATCTTTAAACAGGTTCTGATACAATTCGCCGATACTTTGCTTGCGGTCAACCGTTATCTGATTCTCATAACCAACAATTGTATAGTCTCCTGTTTTCACCGTCTCTCTAATTTGTTCGACACCAAAAAATTCAAAGCTCCAGGGCTTTTTTTCACGGGTGTCCTGAACTATTGTCATTTTGTTCATATTTTTGCCTTACTTTATAAGTAAGTATTGGTATATAGTAATCTTCATTACCTTTTAGTTTTTTATTGTGACACGCAAGACACACAAAGCAAAGATTTGTTTCTTCATAACGTAAACGAGCATTGTCCGCCCATTTTCTTATATGATGCACTTCGCCACGCTTTCTATATTTGTCACAAAGGGTACAAATGTACCGATCTCTACGTTTTACTTTTTGTTTTATGGTTTTAAACTTTGCTGTTTCTATTCTATCTGGTTTTTGAACGTAAGGAGAATACCGTCTTGGCACGCGTCTAACCATTGTCCGCCGCCCAACGTTCAAACTCATCGCGACCCTTCATTTCCCACCATTCGTGAAAAATTAACGCCCCCTCATCGCTATTAAAAGAAAGAAAAACCTCATGTCCATGAATCTCTCTTTCAATTTCCGTTTTAAAAATATGTTCGACGTCCACTAGTGCTCCTCGCACCTTAAACAAGTTCTCTTAATTGGTACGGCTATCGGTGCAACCATACCAAAAGCAACAACCTCCCAGTCTTCACCCTCGCCCCCAATAACATCACCAAACTGTGAAAAATCGTATCTACGCCCCCTAATTTCGTCCACGGTCATCCCCACAAAAGAGATTCTAGCGTTCTTAAAAAACAAAGTTATCTGCTTACCCATAGTTTCTTCCTTCCGCTGACCACTTAATGTCATGCTCAACCATCTCTTTAATCATTGTAGAGAGAGTGTATTTTGGTTCCCAGCCAAGCTTTTCTTTAGCCTTACTACAATCGCCCCTAAGATATTCTACTTCTCGTGGCCTAAAAAACTTAGGATCTATAACAACATACTTTTCCCAATCAAGACCAACGCAGCGAAATGCCTCTTTGACTATATCCTTCATCTGGAAGGTAACACCCGTACAGATAATAAAGTCTTCTGGTTTTTCCAGCTGCATCATTGCCCACATAGCTTTTACATAGTCTTTACTATGCCCCATATCTCTATAAGTGCTGAGGTCACCAAGTCGCAATTTAGGAAAACTCTTTCCATTATGCTCGATATGTTCATCAAAGAATTTAACGTCTTCAGGAGTAACCACCGTTTGATACGCAAAATTAATAAGCTCTCCAACATATTTAGTTACCTTCCTCTCAAAAAAGTTTTCACCACGCAACGGTGATCCATGATTATATAGAATACCACAACAAACAAAGGAATTATTGCTTTCACGCAAAACCCTCATATAATTATGGGCGGCAAATTTAGCACAGCCATACGGAGAGTTCCCGTCCATCTTCGTGTTCTCGTTCTGTATTTTGTCCCCGCCAATCAACTCAAAGTGCGACCCCATCATTTCTGAGGTGGAAGCCTGATAAACTTTAGTTTTTGAGTTTACCAACAGTGCTGCATCGACTACATTTATCGCTCCCTGAGCGGTGATATCCCAAGTGAGCTTAGGCTGTTCAAACGAAACCCCAACATGACTCATTGCTGCAAGGTTATACACTTCATCTGGTTTATACTTATTAAATATATTAATTAACGAATATAGATCAGTAATATCACCATCTACTATTTCAAGATTAGGATTATCTAAAACATCCAAAATCCTCAATCTCCATAGATTATCTGTTGAGGTTCTTCGACGTATACCAATAACCTTATAACCTTTTTCAAGTAAAAGCTCAGTTAAGTATGCTGCATCCTGACCAGAAGCACCGGTAATAACAGCAACCTTTTGTTTTGCGGACATAATAAATCCCCCTTCTTGTTTACTCATTTTCCCCTGAATTCCCAGCTGCTTCATCTTTCAGCAATCCCAATGTGTGTGTATTTAATATAGGTAAATCTTCATTATTATCTACATACTTATGTGGCTGTCTTAACCTATCATATTCTGCGTCAGCGGCCAACCTGAACTTTTCCATATGTTTTCCAAAATCTTCTCTCATAACTGGATCATCAACCAATTTTTTCATCCAGTCTTTAAAAGACGTTTTGAAGGCCGCCGTATTAATGTCTGTTCTGTCACGCCTGGTAGCCTTCATCTTTTCTAAGGCCACATGTTTTTGTTTAATGAATTCTCCTGCCTGTTTTGATAAGTTATCCATTAACTGGCGAGCCATAATTATGTCGTGTTGCAGCTCATTGATCTCGCTCCTGTCTTTAGAGGTTGAGGCTTTTTCTTTTTTGAGCCGCTTCTCCATTTCTCTAACGCTATCAATCAAAGCTTTTTCTTCTTTTAGTTTTCTACTTGCTAGAATACCAATTCTAATAGCGTCAAGAATCTGCCCCTCTTCAGAATGAAGCACTTCCCCCTGGAACTGCTCAATAAAACCATGATATTCGCTTGCAAACTGCTCTAGCTCATCCTCTGTAAATTGCTCAGACAAATCTTTCCATGCTGGACGCTCCATTAAAACTGTTAAATATTGACCAGCCGTTTTGCTTGGGAGCTTTGTAATAAAACTTCTTATGGTCGATATTCTACGATTTAGTGTTGCGGCCATAGACTCAACAGACACAGTCTTATAATTATCTTCTATATACTGTATCTCTTGTTTGTCTAATCTACCTGTCCTGAAACTGTTTTTCGAGGTCATCTACTCGATCCTCCAAAATTAATTTATAAATTCTCTGTATTTCAGTCACAATTTTATTTCTTCTAACAGTTCCTATGTATGCACCATCTTTTAATTTGGTATAATCTTTTTTCATGTGTGGATGAATATATCTATCTATAAGATCTACTATTTCCTGAATTTCAATATCATCAAAAGGATGAGAGTAACATAACTCATCAGGCATCCCCTGGAAACCAACAATAGCTTTCCGGGATTCTCCATACTCTGTTTTAATCTTAGGGTTGTGATAATGCTTAGTTTTTAAATTTAATAGTCCATTCCTAATAGACATAAATAAAAAATCTTCAAGACGACCCTTTCGTGGGTCAAACTTATTAAAAACAGAGGCACCAATCAACCTACCCTCTTGTTTAATGTCGTCCTTATCAAAGCCGGGAAAAGAGAAATATTCAGATATCTTCGTCACTATCCTCTCTATTATCTCCATCTCCTGCTCGTTTGGCATCGACCGCACCGCCAACTGATTCTTTGAATTTGTCATTATCGTCCTTCATCTTCAAGTCTGATGCAACACTCTTCTCAAGCTCTGCTGTTTGTTTGGCTGTTACTTGAGACTCTAACGTAATTTGTGGATTTTTCTCGTTTTTCATATTTTTCTCCAGTAAATAGAATGCTCCCATATTAATATACAACAGTATTAATCTATTCTTGCAAAGAAAACCGGACTTTTGCAAATTTTTCCCAAAAAACATGTCCAAGCCAAAAAATAGCGTGCGAACGTGTACTTAGGTGTACATCGGTGTACGTCCGTGAGCGTCTCGAAAAAATTTTTGGATTTTTCTGGCGTCGGCGGTAGAAAACCCGTTTTCGGGGGTATACTCTTATGAGGGGCTGGGGGAGTCGTATCCCAACAGCGGTCATATCACTTATATTTAGGATTTTTAATGTTAGAAGAACTCAATTCATTGGTTAATAAATTAAAAGCAACAAGTTCTAGAAATGATAAAATCATCATATTAAAACAAAATGATTGGTGTAAGGATATCATTCATGATATCTATAATCCTAATATTTTATATAACGTTACATCAAAAAAATGTAAGAAAATGACCAACTTGGGTGAACCAATGGAAAAAGCGTCTTCATTAGAAGACCTACTTAATATGTTGCGTGATGTTAGTGGACATGAAAGTGTAAGATTAGTTAATACATTCATTAATGAATATGGTTATGATGAATTGGTTTATTCTGCGGTAGATAAAAATCTTAAATGTAGAATAGATGATACAGTGATTAATATGGCTTTCCCAGGCCTCATTCCTACATTTGATGTAGCTCTAGCAAAAAACTACGCAGACTTTGCTCATTATGTCAGTGACGACTGGTTCTGGAGTAGGAAGTTGGACGGCGTGCGTCTGATCGCTCAGAAAAGGGGCAATGACGTGACTTATTGGTCAAGGCAAGGTAAACCCTTCGGAACGCTGGAGGCTCTTACAGACGAAATACGGGCCATTGAGGGCGACGTGGTGCTTGACGGGGAAGTCTGCCTGGTGATTGATGGCGTCGAAGACTTTCAGGCAACCATGAAAGAAATAAGAAAAAAAGATCACACAATACAAAATCCTAAGTTTTTTGTGTTTGA